AGGCCGACCTGCAACCAAGAGGCGCCGCTGCTCCGGCCACATATCAGCCGCAACCGGTCTGCCTCGACTCGCGCTCGAGAACTTCTGACACGGGCATGAGAACGTCCAGGCGGGATCACTATCAGGCCAGCCGGCGAGTCGTAAGGCGTACGACCATCCTCCGATTCCGGCGAAAAAATGACATTGCACGAATCCCCGGAGATCGTTAGGTCGAACATCGACGATTGACCTGGTATCGACTTCGCCATCAGCGATTAACCCCGCCTTGATCAGCTCGCGCAACCATAAGGCTATCCTCGGATCGTTTTCGTTGTAGTAAGCACCAGCTGTCGTCAAGCCGCGCTCTTTTTCGAACCTGACGCCTTCGCCCACTGCCAGACGTCGTACCCAGGCGCGACGTCCGGCCCATAGAGCAGTAAGACGCAGTCCTTTGGGTACGGCGCCGTTTCTCCGACGAACGTGATCCGCCCATTTAGGAGCAGCACGAACGCCTTCCCGTGGACGTGATCGCGCCACCAGTTCGACCCGACGCCGGCCGGGACGAGCATCGCCACTCGAGCGCCTCGACGCGACTGCTCGAACGTGTGCCGCACCCACGGCTCGAGCTGCCCGAACGGCGGATTCAACCAGCACCAGCCGCCGACCGGCCAGTCGCGCGCGAGTGCGTTTTGACGCTCGTCGTAGAAAGCAAAGTCGACGGCGTTATGCTTCGACGCGGCGAGGTCGATCGCGAACGTGTCGATCCCGAGCCGACGCTTCACGGCCTCGAGGAACGACGGCGGCGTCCCGTAGTCCTGCTTACTGCGTCCCGGTTTCTGCTTCGGTGCCATCACGCGGCCGCCTACAGTTCGTCGATCGAGAAGATCACCGGCTTACCGATCCGATCGGCATAATGCCGCTCGAGCACGGCTCCCGCGCTCGACTCCCACCTCGGCATCATCAGCACGTGCGTACACCGGTCGATCACGGCGTAGTCATACGCCAGCCACGCCGCGTGATCGAGCGACGACCAGGCCGTCGGGAAGGCGCCCGACAGATGCGGACAAAAGGCCGGGATCCCCCGGCCTAAGAGTTCGAGATAGACCTTCACGCCTGCGGCTACGTTCTCTTCGATCGAGAAACCATGTTTCGCCGTCACTGGACCCGAGATGTACACAAAGAGATCAGCGCGCATGATCAGTGCCGCGCCGTCGGCGCGCCGAACTTCGCCCCGCTCAGCAGCGCGTTGACCTCGGCCCCCCGACATCGTGAACAGCGTCGAGCGCACGAAGTCGTGTAGTTCCTGCGCGAGTTCCGGCGTGAGCGGGTTCACTTCACACGACAATTTCACGAGCGAGATCTCGGCCTCGTCCTTTTCCATCAGTTCCGGCGTCATGCCGGCGATCCGAACCGCGACGTGAGTACGTTTGAACACTGCCCCCCCCTTTTTTTGCTGTTTATGCGTCGGCGAGCGACGGTCGCTCGTCGTGCTGCTCGTCCTTTGATCCGAATACCGACCTCCACATACGCTGTACCTCGCCGTACGTCAGCGCGAGCGCCGAGGCCTCGACCCGAACCTCGAGCCGAGGCGTCTCGTCCGGTGCCCGCTGGTACTGCTTCGACACGATCAGGCTCACGACTTGCGAGTCGTCCTTCCACAGCACGCCCGTCAGCGCGTCGAGCGCGGCTCGTGCGAGCTTGTCGACGTCCGGCTTTTTGATGTTATGAACGACCTTTTTCGGGAGCGACTTCGGACGCGGAAGGTAGAAGTCGAGCCAGACGTCGACGGCGTCGAGCAGGAGCGTCCCGGCGTGCCCTTGAGCGGCGTCGCGGATCGATCGCTCCCACGCCTTCAGCCCGCGCCGTGTGTCGCTCGTGACCACGGCCCGCGCGATCTGCTTGACGTAGAACGCGCGCGCGCTCCCCTTTTGGATCGGCGTACCGTAGACGGTAAACGCGATCACGCCGGCACCTGCTCGCGTTTCCGCGCCTCGGCGTCGTGCACGGCGTCGCGCGCCTCGATCAGCTCGCGCTCGGCCTCGAGTTCCGCCTGACAGAGCACCCGCAAGGCGTGCTCGAGATGCTTCCGCGACGCCTGCAGCGCGGCCGACTGCCTGACCGCGCGCTGTAGCCTCTTCCCTTCAGGTGTCATGCGACCATTTCCTCGTATCGGTACTGCTCAGAGATCCATCGCAGATCGATGCTCGTCGTCGGCCCGTTCCGCGACTTCGCGATGATCAGTTCCGTCGGGGGCTGCGTACTGATCGCGCCGTCGTCTTTTTTCGCCGGCCGATGGATCAACAGCACAACGTCGGCGTCCTGCTCGAGCGATCCCGATTCCCGGAGATCGGACAACATGGGCCGCTGATCCTTCCGCTGCTCGACGACGCGCGATAGCTGACAGAGCGCGAGCACCGGCACGTGTAGCTCCCTCGCGATCTGCTTCAGTGTGCGGCCCGTCTGCGCGACGGCCTGCTCCCGGCTGTCGGCCTTCCCGTGCTGTAGGAGCTGCAGGTAGTCGACGACGACCAGGCCGAGGCCGGCCCGCGCCTTCAGTCGCCGCGCTCGGCTCCGGATCTGTAACGCGCTCACCGTGCCCGATTCGTCTAGCCAGAACTGCCGATCGTGGAACGCCTGCAGCGCCGGCCCGATCCGCTCTTGGTCGTACATGGACAACTGGCCGCACTGCAACTGATGGCCGTCGACCTGGGCCAGCGTCGCCAGGATCCGGAACGCCTGCTCTTGCTCGCTCATCTCGACGGAAAAGAACGCGACCGGCTGCGTCTGCGACACGTGCAGGGCGATCTGCGCCGCGATCGTGCTCTTGCCCTGCGACGGCCGGCCGCCGAGGATCACGAGGTTCCCGGGCTGCAGCCCCCGGGTATACCGATCGAGATCCGGAAAACCCGTCGACAGTCCCGTAACCGGCCGGCGCGCACTCATTACGGCCTCGAGCACCGGATACAGCCGCTCGACCATCTTCGGCGACGAGGCGAGGTCGCCCGGTACAGCGTGCTCACTGATCGCGAGCAGCCCGCGCTCGGCCTCGTCGATCAGCGACACGAGGTCGCCGTCGTCGCTGTACGCCTTTAGTAACAGCCGATTCGAGAGGTCGATCACCGCCCGGGCCGAGGCTTTTTCGCGCACCAGACGCGCGTAATAGGCCACGTTCACGCCTCGAGGCGTCCCGCTCGACAGCTTCGCCAGGTACAGCGGCCCGCCGGCGTCCTCGAGTCGCTTCGCCTTCGCGAGCGCATCCTTCACGCTCACGAGATCGACCGGATGATTCCGCCGATATAGCTCGAGCATCGCCTCAAAGATCCAGCCGTGCCCGGGCCGATAGAACATCGCCGGCCGGAGCGTGTCGAGCACGTCGTCGAGCACCCGAGGGTCGACGAGTGCCGCGCCGAGGATCGACCGCTCGGCGTCCTCGCTCCACGGCTGCGCGCGCTCGCTCACAACGTACGCGCCCCCATCGCGTGTTGATACCGAACCAACCGACGCGCCCAGATCTGCGCGACTTGCGCGCGCGACCGCACCGGCCACCAGCCGCGAGTCCCGCCGCGGTAGTAACAGCGACTCATGCGCCGAACCTCATACTCCCGTACCGTTTCCGAGCCGAGTCATCTCGAGGCGCCGTCGGCGACGCCGGGCCGTCGACCTCGTCCTCCCATCGCTTTTGATGCAGCCAGGTTCGAGCGTGCGGCACGTACTGCCCCCCGTCTTTCGTCCACTGCGGCGAGGCCTTATAGGCGTTCACCTTCGCGATCATCGCGTCGGTTTTCGCCTCGTCGGCACCGATACGGATGAACTCTTTACGAGCGGCGTCCTTTGCGGTTTTCCTTGGGTAAACAGACCAAAAACGCTCGAAAAGCGTCAGCGTGATCCGTACTCCTTCCTGATCTCCATTCCCTTCCCTTCCCTTCCTGGGCGGCTCGTCACGTGCTTGTTCCGTGCTTGGATCAGGCCCCGGTAACTCACTGATAGCTTCCCGGATATGCGGCTGCTGATGTTTGAGCCACGTCGGGATCCCTATCACCCGCACATTCCCACGTTCGTACCTCGTGATCAGGCCGACCCGGTGAAGGCTTTCGAGCCCGTCGTTTATGTCGAGGTCGTCATAGGGGAATAGCGCGGCCTTTAGGCGCAGCGGCCGATCCTCGAGGCGTCCCTCGCGATCGGCTTGCGTCCAGAGCCCAACGAACAAGAGGCGCCATTGATACGGCAGGCCTGCGACTTGCTCGTTCAGGAAGAACGCCGGCTTTATGGTGCGGATCCTGGCCATACTCGGTTCGGTAACACACCCTGCGCGCGCGCCTGGCCACAGCTCCCGCCAGGATCGACGCGCCGACTCGTTCGGTTGTGTGAATTGAAAACTAACTACCACCTACGAACCAGCCCGCCGCCGACTTACTCGATCCCGATCGCGATCTCGTCTAAATGCGCGTCGAACTTCCGTTTCGTCGCCCTGCCACCTTTGCGCCCGGCTGCGGCGCCCGTTTCCGACGTCCACCGATGCGAGACGCCGTTCGCCTGCGCCGTGCGGCCGCCCATAGAGGCGATCTCGCGCCTCCGCTCCGGCGTCAGCGCCGCGAATCCCTGCTTACGTTTCTCTGTCATCCCTCACCCCGTTCCGCCTCTGTCTTGACGCGCCACACGACAGCCCGGCGCCCCGATCGCGTCAGCTCGCGCCGGCCGCTGTCGACGATCTGATCGCGCAGGACGAGCCCCCGCAATCTCGCGCTCGCCGTCTGATGCGTCAGTCCCGACACGGCCTCGACGGCGTCGCATGTCCTGGGCCCGTCGATGATGATCCCGAGCACGAGCGCCTCGAGTCGCCCGAGTTCGCCCACGTCGAGCGCCCGAGCGGCCGCCGCGCTCGTGTCCGATCCGACTTCGAACGGGACGTCGCCCTGCGTGCCGTACAGCGCCTCGACCACGCCCTGCTGCCCGTCGCACGTCAGCGCATGATCGAGCGACTCGAGACGGCCGCCACAATACGGACAGCGGCCGCCGGCCTGCACGTCGCTCGAGAAGTCGAACCCGCCCTGCATTACTCCCTCGCCCGCTGCTCGAGCATGAGATCAGCGACCGTCCAGGCGTCGCCGACCGCGTCGTCCCACAGCTCGCCGCGAGCGATCAAGCCGACGAGCGCCTGCCCCGCGAAGTAGTCGCGCAATCGCGCGCGACGGCGTTGCTCCCGCACGACGCGCGCGATCCTGATCGCGGCTTCCTCGGCCCCCGGGTCGTCGATGTACGCCGGCACTATCGCTGCTCCACCGGGACGCACGCGATCGGCACCACGGCCGGGTACCAACCCTCGAGCGGCACCCGATCCGTGAGGTAGTCGAAGGCGTGCACCATTGTCGGGAACTCACGGAGCCGTTCGCCGTCGCGGAGGTACTGATCGGCTTCGCCGTCCTGCGACAGCCGCACGACGAACGGGCCCGAGAACGCTTTCACAGCCATCGATCCCCCTTTGAGAACTGGAATCGCGAGCGCCGGCACTGTGATGTATGCGACTTCCACCGTCACCCCCTACTCGTCCCTATTCCCGACCACGCCGAGCCGCTCCTGATTCCAGGCCTTCGAATACTTCGGCGGCGTGTACGGCAGATCCGGCCGAGGCTCGAACTGCAGCCGCTCGATCCGCTCGCAGTCCGGACACAGGTCGATCGCGTGGCGATCTGCTGTGAACGGCAGCCCGCACACGAGACACACGTTCGCGCTCACGGCTTCGACATCTCGATCAACTGGCGAAGCGCCCGATCGGCCTCGTCGATGTTCTCCGCGAGTGACTCGAGCACGGAGCGCAACCGGCGGATCTCTGCGATCAGTCGCGCCACGTAATGCGGCGCCTGGCCTGAGAGTTCCGCCTCGATCTCGATCTCGTCGAGCCAGTCGTCGCGCTCCACCATCACGCGACCGCCTTTTCGAGCACCGTTCGCCGATTCGCCATAGTCGCGATTGCCTTCGTCTCGACGTCGACTTCCAAGAGAAACGCGCGCAGCGTCAGCTCGTACGCCTCGAGGTCGCGCGTCGAGCACTCGATCCGGTGCACGCAAAGTCGAAGAGGCTCCGGGAACTTTGGGCAATAGCTGACCATCTCGCCCCACTGCGCCCCGGTGATCCAGATATTGTGGGTAAGCTGCCGGCGATACTCGAGCGGCATTTGATCGGCGCGCAAGTACTCGAGATGGTTCCCGGGCCGTGGGCACTTGAAGTCGATCACGCCGCCGCGCCAGAGCGCGTCGGGCGAGCAGCCCGCGGCGAGCGTGTGATGTTTGATGAACCCGACCGTCTGTAGCAGCCGACCCGTCGCCGACTCATAGACTCGACGCGCCGTCGCCTCGAGATCCTCGCCCCGCTTCACGTCCCGGCTCGTAAAGGTTTCCTCGTCGGCCTCGCCCGTGAGCCGCTCGAGCGCGAGCGCGACGCGCAGGTTCCGACGCGCCGCGGATTCCCCCGACTTGCCTTTCTGCGGCTCCGTGAGCATCGACGGCGCGCACGAGCCCGTGACCAGGCCGAGGCGCAGCGCGTACCACTCCGGCGACCGTTGCACGACGTCGTACACGGTAACGTCCGGCCTCACTCGCTCGGCTCCTGCGTCGCCGCCTGCGCCTGCGACTTCAGCGCCTCGTACCGATCCGGCTCCGTCGTCGTCAGGTAGTCGCGAACGGCCTTCGGCGTGTCGGCCCAGGCCTTTTCGAACGTGTCGAAGCTGATCTCGGCGGCCTCGAGCACCTTCCGCAAGGCGTCGTCGTAGCCGTCCGGCTTCGCGAGCGCCGGCACCGTCTCGAGCGCCGCGGCCTCGACGTGCCGCTGCCCGTCCATCTCTTCGAACGTCGCCTCGCCGCCGATCTCGTCCGGGAAGGCCTCACGGAGCCCGGCCGCCTCCGTGCACTTTGTGAGCATCTGAATCGGCGCGCGCGTCCACCTGGCGTTCGCCACGCCGCCCGACTTCAGCGCGACGACCTCACGGAAGAACACCCGCACCGGGAACTCGATCCGCTCGTTCGCGACCGGGCTAAACCGGTAGATCGTCATCGCGCACCACTCCGGCGCGGCGACGCCGTGCTGCGTCACGATGTCGCCGTACGCCGGCTGTGAATGCCCGAGGTACTGCCCCGTACGCTGCGCCGTCGTCCGATGCTCATAGATCCCAGGCATGACGACGTCGCGCCACTCATACCGACCCTGCGCGTTTTTGACCTCGATCGGCACGATGTGACACGGCTTTTTGAGCGGGTCGAGGCGACGCGCGAGGCAGTAGTCCCACACCATGAGAACCGACAGCTCGTTCGCGCCCGGGTAGAGACTCTTACAGAGTGTGCGCCACTGCGCCGGCGAGATGCCGCGCTCGACGACGCGAGGATCGAGTGCCACCGACGACGACGCCGGCTTGCGTTCGGTTGCCACCGTTGCTAGACTGTCCGCAGACATCGGATCTCCAATCTTGGCCGCGGTTGCCCCCGCGGCCTTTTTTCGTTTAGTGCCGGTTCCTTCGGTCATACAGCGCCATAGCCGCGAGGCAGTGCTCCCACGAATCCGGATCCTCTTCCCGAATGCTCTGCTCGACGGCTTCGATGTAATGCTGCAGCTCGGCGCGCGACAGCTCTGTGAGCGACGTCCGGCCGTCGTCCGGCAGGAACCCCGGCGTCGCTTTCATTCGAAGATGCACCTCGGGAACCGTCTCGCCCGTGCTCGAGGCGACCGGCGTATACAGATGGCCGTACAGGTGCTTGAACTGCCCCCACACGGCGGCGTCCTCTGGCCGCATCACGAGCACGACGAACACTTCGCCGGCGCCTGGCTTGAACTTCCGCAGGACGGCGCGGTTCGTCACCTGCTGATCGAGCAGGTGCAACCGCTCGAGATCGGCATTCCAGACGGCCGACGCGCTCACGTGGTGACTCATGCCTGCGCCCGCTTCGCCGCGAGTCGGAACTTCGGATGCAGCGCGTACAGCACCAGCAGACGGAGCCGCTCGCGCACGCTCCGCGCCTTCGCCACGCTGGCGACGCGCCGCTCCCATTTCGTCCTCGAGGCTCGTCCCATGTCAGACCACCTTCACCGATAGAACAGGCCAGCCACGAACCCGAGCACGCCCCAACACGCACCGAAGGCCGCGAGCAGCGCGGCGAATGCGAGGTTCTCGAATACAGGCCTCATCGCTTGACCACCAGGCGCACGCCGGCGCGGATCGACTGCGAGAACGGGAGCAGCTTCGGGTCGTTGTGCTGTGCTTGGATCTTCCTGAGACGGTCGCACCGGTCGCGCCACTCAGCCCGCGGCGCGAGCCGCGCCTCGCGACGGAGCGCGTATGCGACGGCGGCGGCGACGACGGCGAGCACGAGGTAGCCGACCACCTGCGTCACCGGTCGACCTCGCTCCGTCCACCGACGAGACACAGCACGGCGATCAGCCAGAGCAGCCCGAGCACGACGACGTCGCCCGCCGTCATCGCACGGCCCTCAACGCCGGACGCTTCGCCTTCTCGACCGTGAGCGCCGCGTCGAGATCGGAACGCCGGAACCGCAACCGACCATTGATCCGATACGTCGTGATCGATCGCCCAGCCTGGCGCCTGCGATAGAGCAGCGTATGCAGGGACGCCGCCGACGGAAGGCCGAGGTACTCGGCGGCCTGCTTCGCGTTCCAATACCCGTCGTTCACGGTTTCCCCCTCCGAACCCACCAGAGCCCGAGGCCGGCGCCGGCCGCCAGCACCCCGAGGCCGAGCAAGCCGATCAGCAGCACGTCGAGGATCACGCTCATTCAGCGGACCAAGAGCGCCAGAGCGCCAACTGATTGCTGCACCTGCGCGAGCACCGCTCGACCCAGGCCGAAGTGCTGTCGAGTTCCCGCAGCAGCGCCACATGGAAGACCGGGCCGAGCAGCACGATCTGCAGCAGCGACGGCGACTTCCCCGTCGCCTCACACATCTTGTCGATCAGCGATCGGCTCACGCCGACGAGCGCCGCGGCCTCGTCGCGATTGATCTTCGAGGCCGCGAGCGCCTCACTGAAGATCTGCGCCGCGAGCCGTGCGGCGGCGTCACGGTCCGAGATGCGGACGACATGATCGTCGCGGTCCGTGTGTCGGATAGGGGAAACAGCCGAGTCCGTTTTCCGGACTTCCATCGGCGGCAGTTTCAGCTGAGACTGCGACCGTGACGACTTCATCGCGCGATCGCCTCGGACTGTTCGGACCCGCTACCCGCGTCGTCGTCCCGAGACGACGGGTCGAGCAGCCCTTCGAGGTCGATGCTGAAGTTCCGAGCTATATGAAGCGCCTGTTCGCGATCCGGAACCCGATGCCCCCGGAGGTAGTTGGATAACGTGGACGGCGAGACACCAAGCCGCTCGGCGATCTCGTTCTGCGTGACCCGACGAGGCTGTGCGTCGACGTAATCGCGGAGTGTCTTGAATTGTGAACGACGTTTCATACGGCGAGAATCCTACGCCCGCATTTCATGCGCCGTCAAGCACTATTTCTCACCCTGAGAACATTTTTTCTGTATATCTGTCTGCGATGCGGGGAAGGGACCAAGTCGGTGCGACGCTCCTCCAGCAGATCGAATCGCTGTTAGAGCAGCGGCCGGAGGAAGACGAGCAGCGACTATTTCACGCGATCGGTCGGAACACCCCGAGCTGGCGGAGCGAGTTCCTGAGCGGGAAACGCACGACGAACGATCTCCGCTTAGTGATCGCCATAGCGCGATTTTTTCGCGTCACGGTGAGTTATCTTCTCAACGAACAGCCCGACAGTACTGACGCAGCGACGGTTACCCTGCTCGCCGCTTGGCGGAGCCTGCCTTCGAAACGCGACCGCGACGCCGTTCTACACCTCGCGATCGAACTTGCTCGGGAACCGCCAACGCCGTAAGCACCTCGTCGGCGATCGCGCGCCGCTGCGCCGGCAGCGATTCGTAGCGACGGACCAAGGTACGAATCAGCGCGGCCGTGAGAGACGTAAGGACAACCACCTGCGACAAGGCCATTGAAAAACCTGCGGAATGAAAGCCCGGATATTGATTGTAAGAATGCGACGGGACAGCCGAGGTCACCCGCTCACGCTGTACGGGTTTTCCCTAGTGGCGGTGAGTGTAAAAAACCAGCGCCGAGGTTGCAAGACTGAAACGTGTCCCTGACGTGAGACACGAGATCAGGAAAAACGACGATGGATCACCTCCGCGAGATGATCAGGTGTTATCGCAGCGTGAACGGCTTGTCGGTGCGCGACACCGCGCGCCGGATCGGAATTTCGCCGTCAACACTGAATAGATTCGAGCGACTCGACGACGGCATGAGCGCCGAGTCGCTCTCGAAAGTGCTCGTGTGGGCGTTGAGCGAACGTCGTACACACGGACGCTAAGGTGTGAAATATTTCTGTGCAGCCCGTAACGAAAAATTAACCTGAGTCACGGTTTTCCATGATCCTGATTAGTGGGATTCCCTAATGCCGACTCCGACGCCGACGACTGAGACGCGCGGCGCGAAGGCCGCAGGCATGTTCGCCGGCGGCCTCTTTGGTATAGCCGCCGCGGGCTGCTCGTTCACGGCTGGACTGCTCTTGACGCTGACCGGGATCGGTGCCCTCGTCGGCATTCCGCTAATCCTGATCTCGCTCTTCCTGCCGTTCGTGGGCGCACTTGGCGGACTCGCGCAGATCGTCGGGCCGTGTCCGCACTGCTCGACGCCGATCCACGCCGCGCGCTTCTCTCCTGGCGTCGATTGCCCTGGCTGTAAGCGACGCGTGCTGATTCGCGATCGGCAATTCGTGGCGATTGACTGATGGGCGTCTACGTCCGTCGCGACTCACCGTTCTATTGGGCCTTGCTCGAGCGCCCAGGCCTCCAACCGCTGAAGGAGTCGACGAAGATCCTCCGCGACGCGCCGGACGCCATGAGCCGCAAGCTGCAGCGCCAGCAGGCGCAAGAGATCTACATTGCGCGCATGAACGAGCTAGCCCGCTCGCGCTATGCACTGCCCGTCGAGCGCCGGACGATCGGGTTCACGAAGTTTGCCGCATGGTTCGAGGCGCATCATCTGCCGCACCGCAAAGGGAAGGCCCGCGAGCTTGAGATCCTCGCTCGGCTGAAGGCGTACTTCGGCGACAAGGATCTCACCTCGATCAGTCGGCACGCGGCGCAGGAATACATTACTGAGCGCCTCGCGCAGACGGTACCGCACACGACGCGCATGATCGCCCCGAGCACCGTTAATCGAGAGGTCGACGTCCTGAAGGCCGTGCTCCGCGAAGCTGTCCCGAAGTATCTCGCCGTCTCCCCGCTCGTCGGCATGAAACGGCTGCGCTCGGTGCAGAAGCAGAAAGGCCGCACGATCACGCCCGTCGAGGAACGACGACTGCTTGAGCAGCTCGCGCCGGCGGACCGCGCACTCTATATCGTCGCCGTCGACACCTTGATCCGGCTGTCGAACGTGATCAACCTGAAATGGGTGGACGTGCGGAAAGGCTGGCTCGCGCTCGAGGATAGTAAGACCGGCCCCTATGATGCCGTTCTGTCGAAACGGGCCGCCGAGGCCCTGGCGAAGTTACCCCGCTCGGGTGTCTACTGCTTCCCGCATCGGCGCGTCGCCGAGAAACCGCGCGATCAGCGCGGCGCGATCCGCAAAATGCTCGCGAATGCCTGCCGACGGTGCAAGCCGCCGATCCCGTATGGCCGGGCGTCCGGAGGAATCACCTGGCACACGGCTACCCGGGCGACCGGCGCGACGCGGTTGCTTCGGGACGGGACCGACCTCCGGACGGTGCAAGAGATCGGTAATTGGGAAGATCTCCGAAGTGTGCAAGCCTATCTCGAGCCGAACCGGAAGCAACGGAAAAAGGCCGTCGACCGGATCGGGAAGGCCGTGTAATGGTCACGTAATCTGGATCGGTCAGGATGTGTCAGAACACGTGAGAATCGGTGAGCACCTGAGAACCCGCGAGACTGGCCGAGAAAGTGAACAATCGGCCTGTATTTATTGGTGGACGGCGCGAGGCTCGAACTCGCGACCTCCGCATTGCGAACGCGGCGCGCCGAACTGTAACGATCTGCGTTTACGTGACTTATCAGACTGTCGTATTTTGCGTAACTCTCACGTTCCACGTGGAACCCTCGGCACGAACTCTGCCCTGTCGCGCACCGGCACCGATCAAACGACCTTCTTACTGGACGATGGACACATGACGATCACCAGCCCGGCCGGCCGCCGCACCTACACCGAATCCCAACTGCACGAGCTGACGCTGCGATTCGAGATCCGCCCGAACCCGCGCACCCATACGCGCCGCTTCTATGTCGACGGCGTCGAAGTCACGGAAGCTGCGTACGCCCGCGCGATCTCGGAGGCCGAGCGCGAGCAGCGATCATCGTAGGCTCGTGCGGCTGTCGTCGGCCGCGCCAAGTTCCCGCCGGCACCATCCGGCAGGACCGCATGGGGGAATGCGGGTTCCCAGGCACTCAGCGCGCCGACGAGCAGCCACCTTGCCTAGCTAAGTCATTGCCGATAGACGCTGAAATTGTGGACGGTCGTCGGCAGCAGATCGCCGGCGATCATCCGGATCCAACCCTGAATTGACCAGCCGCCCTCTTCGTCGATGTCGTCGGAGGTCGACTGGTACTGCATCTGCCCGTCGGTGCCGACGCTCGTGATCTCTGCCGGCCACCGCTCGACGCGCACGTGCCGCGGCTTGCGTACCGTGAAATACAACTCTTCGGCGTCGTTCAGGTCGACCGGCGTCCCGTCCTGGTACGTCGCCGTCACGCGGAAGATCAGCCCGTTTTGTCCGACATAGATCATCGTCGTTAGTCCTCTATGACCGTCGCACCGAAGGCGTGCACGGCTTCGACCTCGAGCAGTACCGAATAGACGGCAAGCACCGTGCCCTGCTCGACCTGGGCCTCCCACTCTTCGACCGGATGTACCTCGAGCACGGCCTCGTCGTCGAAGGCGAGCGTCGGCGGGATCTCGCCGACACCGACCGCGACGAGCACGAGCAGCGCCTCGCCGCTGCCGGCGTGCGACGCTGAGCCGACGCCCTGCGCCGCGAGCACGAGCGCCGCGACGCCGTCGCCTTCCGGCGTTCCCGACGGTGCGTCGCCGACGCCCTGCGCCGCGAGCGTGAGCGCCGCGACGCCGAACCCATAGTGCGCCGTCCGGCCTTCACCCGTCGCGCCGAGCGTGAGCGCCGACGTGCTCGAGCCGCTCTGTGTCGTCCGGCCTTCACCGGTCGCCGCGAGCACGAGCGCCGCGGCACCGAACCCGGCGTGCGACGTCCGGCCCTCGCCCTGCGCCGCGAGCGTCAGCGCCGCGGAACCCGATCCCGCGTGCACCGTGCGGCCTTCGCCCGTGGCCGATAGCGTCAGCGCCGCGACGCCGAACCCTTCGGCGAGGCCGACCTCTTCCTCGCTGTCGAGAAGAATCAGGCTCATTCGTTCACGAGGTCGAAGGCATCATCGGCGGCCGGTTCCGCCGTGAACGCCGGCGTGACGGTGATCACCTTCGTTGTCCCGTTGTACGCCGTGACCTTCCGCACCTGGCCGGCGAGGTCGCCGCTCGTGAATTTGAGATAGGCCCCGATCCAGTGATCGTCGGCTGTCTCCGCGAGATCGGTCAGGAACGCGCTCGCCGAGTTCCCGGCGTCGTCGACGACGGCGCCCGTGTAGTCGGCCGAGTTCAGCTTGATTCCATCAGCGACGGACAACTCGATCGCGTTGCCGACAGTCGCGCCGCCGATCGCTTCTATACCGTGACCTGAGTCGACCGACTCTGCACGGACGCCGGAGCCGCCGGCGTCGCCGCTGAAGGCATAAACGCCGTGCCCGGCGCCCCCTCCGACCGCGAGCACCCCGTGCCCGTCCTCGCCGCTTGTCGCTCTGACTCCGGATCCGGTGCCGTGTCCGGTCGCGTCGAGTCCGTGACCATTGCCACCGCTCGAGGTCGCCACGATCGCTGATCCGGCGTTGTTATTGATCGCGAGCTGCTTTAGTGTGAGCGTCGTCGTCCCGGTGCCGTCGAGCGCCGCCTCGAGCGCGTTCGCCGCGGCCGCATCGTCGGAGATCGCGAGCATGTCGGCCTTCATATTGCCGGCGCCGGTGAGCGCCGCCGGAAGCCGCGATTGAATATCCTCCGTGTCCGCTTGGATCCCGTCGAGTTCGGCCTGCAGCGTCGTTCCGGTGTCCTCGAGGATCGCGTCGACGATCCCGTCGATCGTATTGACGGACGCCTGCGTCGCGAGCGTCGTCAGGCCGGCGCCGGTGCCGAGATCCGTCGCGCCCATGATCGCCTCGCCGGGATCGTGACTCGAGAGCGTATTCAGCGCCGAGGCGTCGATCCGTGTCGCGTCGTCGACGAGATAGCTCAGGATCTCGGCGTCGACGTCGGCCGCAAACGTCGCAGCGTCGATCGCCCCGTTCGCGATCTTGGCCGCCGTGATCGCGTTGTCGGCGATCGCCCCGGCATCGATCGCGCCGTCGGCGATCGCGTCCGCGTCGATCGCGCCGGTCGCGATCTTATCCGCCGTGATCGCGCCGTTCTGGATCGCCGTCGCCGTGATCGCGTTCGCGTCGATCGTCGCGACGTTGATGTCGGCCTTCGGATCCGCGCTCGCCGCGTACAGCGCGTCGAAGGCGGCCTCTTCGATCACCTGAAACCGCGCGAACACCGGGAGGCATACGCTGTCGTCGTTGACCATCACCGTCAGCGCCCCGACCGTGTCCGTGTGACTCGTGCTGAGCGTGAGCGCGTACCAACCGTCGCAACCGGTGATCGCCGCCCAGGTCGCGCCCGAGATGTCGGTCGTCGACGACGTGTTCCCTTTGAGCAGCTCGGCCTCGTCGGCGGCGCCGAGCGTGATCCCCGTTTCCGGCGTGAATCCGTCGCCGACGTCGACGAACGGTCCGACGACGACGATCACCTGCGTACTTTGTCTGAGGATCTGCGCCATGGCTTAGGCCGCTCCCATCGTTTTGTAATGGTGCAGTTTCTTCGGAATGCTGACGACCGGCACCGACGGCCGGATCTCGAACCCGATCACGGACCATGGATCGTTCGTCACCGTCATAGCGCCGCCTGAGACGGTGCCGGGATCGGCAGCCGGCGTCGCCGTGAGCAGATCGATCACGCCGCCAGGATTCAGCGCGAAAATATAGCCCCCGACCGTTCCGCGCTCCGTCCATGTATCGCTTGCCGACGCGAACGTCTCGAGCGTGTTGTTGTCGTTTTGATAGACCGACGCGACGGCCAGCGCCCCCGCGACCGTCGTCGTCACCGTTGGGCCCGTCGGATCCGTGTCGCCCGCGAGCCCGCTCGTGAATCCTCGCACCAGATCGGCGATCGCGCCGCTGACACGTCCGGCGAAGCTGAAGATCCGCGCCGCCCGCTGCGTCGTGACCGCCGGCGAGCCGAGCGCCGCCGTCGCGCCGTCCTCGGTGCCGTCGGCGACCTTCCCGAAGATCCAATGACGCGCGACGACTGCCGCGCTCCCGACGTCCTGCGGACCATTTAACAGCGTCCACGTGCCAGGCGTCGCAGGCGCCGTCGTCGTGCCCTCCCAGGCCGTCACGAGGATCAGAATATCGCCGGCGTCGACCGTGGCCGGGCATGCCGGCGACAGCGCCGCGCCGCTCGTCTCCGTCGAGACGCCGGCCCCCGACGATTTGAACGTGATCGCCACGGCCCTATTACGCCGTGACCTTCGTCGTCGTGCCCTTCAG